GCTCCCTTAGCCACGCGGAAGATTTCCCCGCGTGAGGGGGTTACATAATACAGGGTATCTGCAACATCGGCAAGCAGAGGAGGTGCTACAAGCAAAGTGAGAGACCATCCCAAAAAAACCATCACACACTACGATGCCAGAAAATTATTTTACACACTGATTGGAGAACTGCGAGATTCTGAACGACTCAACAAACAAACATTTCGGATTGTAGATGATATGGTAATGCTAGAACAAATAAAGCAGAAGTGCTACGAAGATGTCATCGAACGTGGGGTCATGGAGCTTTTTGAAAACGGCAAGCAGGTAATGTACCGGGAAAACAAGTCTGTGGACAAGATACTCAAGATAGTAGAACAACAGCGCAAGCTCCAGGCAGAGCTCAAACTAACGCCGGCCTCAGACAAGAAAGTATCTAAAGCGGTGGAACCGGATGACGGCTTCGACAACTTCTAAGAAACGGCAGAAAAATTTCGGCAAGTTACTGACAACAGAATATGCGAAAGATGTTGTCGCCGGTAGGCTGACGACCTGCCGCAAGGTTAAGCTTGCCTGCCAGAGACACCTTAACGATTTAAAACGAGTTGGTACAGAAGAATTTCCGTACGTTTTCGACCCAGACAGGGCTTACCGCCCGATAAGATTTATTGAGGAATACTGTAAACCGTCCCAGGGGGCGTTCACAAAGCTAATACTCCTGCCCTGGCAGCATTTTGTCGTCGGTTCCCTTTTCGGCTGGGTACATAAAAAAACCAGGCACCGCCGCTTCAAGGAGGGGCTGATATTCGTCGCCAGGAAGAACGGGAAAACGGCCTTTTCTTCCGGCCTGTCCATTTACGCCGTTTCAAAAGACGGCGAAAGAGGTGCTCGTGTTTACCACCTAGCCAACTCCATGAAGCAGGCTCGGCTTACTTTTGATGAGTGCAAAGCCATGGTAGAATCTTCACCGGTGCTTAAAAAATATTTCCGCTCACGGAGAGACGCAATATACTACGATAAAACATTTTCTAAGATTGAACCCCAGGCCTCGGACAGTGAACGGCTTGACGGCCTTAACACCCACTTCGGGGCCTTTGACGAGATACACGAATATAAAGACTACAAACTGATCAACGTTATAAAAAACTCCCGCGGCGCACGCAAACAGCCGCTTATTTTATACTTTACGACAGCTGGCTACCAGCTGGACGGCCCGCTGATGGACTACTACGAAAAAGGTGCCGATGTGCTGGAGGGCGTCATACAGGATGAACGCTCTTTTTATTTCATGGCGGAACTGGATGAAGAAGATGACATCGAAGATCCTTCTGTGTGGATAAAAGCAAACCCCAGCCTGGGTATTACGATCCAACTTGAGGACATGATCGAAGAATGGAACACGAACAAGCATATCCCCGCCGAACGCACCGATTTTATCACCAAACGGCTGAACATGTTCGTCCATTCCGGCGAAGAAAACTTCGTAACATACGACGTCATCAAGCGCAACGACGGCTATATCGACCCGGAAAGCCTGAAGGGACAGATGTGTATCGGCGGCTATGACCTGTCCAACACCGAAGACTTTACCAGCGCCTGCTTGGAATTCCCGCTTAAAGATGGGCGGGTTTTTGTGTTATCGCACTCCTGGGTGCCGGAAGCGAAGGTGAAAGCCGATAACGAAAAATTGCCTTTTCGTGAGTGGGAGAAAGACGGATTGCTAACAATTTGCCCTGGCGAATACATCAACAAAGACGACATTTACAACTGGTTTATCAAGCAGTCCAAAAAATATGGCATCCAGCTAATTACTTATGACCCAGCGAACGCTTTCCGGTTGAACCTGGAGCTGGCGAACTATGGCGGCGAGGACTGGACGAAAGTCGTGCGCCAGGGCGCATTAACCCTATCGCCGGCGCTGAAAGACATAAAAGAACTCCTGCTAGACGGCAAAGTGGTTTACAACCGCAACAAACTGTTCCGCTGGTACTTGAACAATATCAAACTCGTTGAAGACCGTAACGGCAACTGGCTACCTACAAAACAGGGCCGCTATCGAAAGATTGACGGCTTTGCCGCCTGGCTCAATGCGCACGTTGAGTGTATGAAGCTAATGCCGACGGTGGCCGGGGGCGCTACTGGTGGAGTGACGTTCATTTCCGCCAAAGACCTGAGAGGAGGGCGGTAGATTGCAGAAACAAAGCATAATTGCAAGAATAAGACAATACTTAGGCCGCCGGATTATGGGTGGGACGGGAGAAAAAATCAAGGCCAGCACGAATAGTATTACAAGCAGCATTTACAGCCGCTTCAAAAAATGGTTCGAGCCATATAACATTTTCACCCGTCAAAGCACTCATACCCTGGCTACGAATGAAACTATTTTTGCCGCTGTTTCCCGCCTGTCAAACTCAATGGGCGCCATGCCAATCAAGCTGAAAGACAGCAGCTACCGGGAGGTGACTGACCACTGGGCGGCGGAACTGATAGTGCATGAACCGAACCCGAACATGACGGGCTTCGATTTTATGCGCACCATGGAAACGATCCGCAATATCACCGGCAATGCGTATGCCATCAAAGAATATGATAACTATTTTGTGCCCAAAGCATTATGGATACTAGACCCCGGTAAAGTAACAGAAGTCATTGAAAAGAACACGCGGGAACTCTGGTACGAAATACAAGGCGACGACGGTAGATATTACGTCCATAACACGGAAGTAATCCATGTTAAACATATTCACGGCTTCGGCTACCGGGGCATTAGCCCCATTGATGTTTTACGCAACACTATTGACTTTGACGCTAAAGTTAAAGAATTTAGCCTTGAGCAGATTGACAGCGCTATTACAGCCTCATTTATTTTAGAGTTAGCAACACAAATGGACGAAGAAAAGAAACAAGAGGTTCTGGAAAGCTTTAAACGGTTTTATCAAGACAACGGCGGGGTTTTAATCCAGGAACAAGGTGCAAAAATTACCGAACTTGAAAAGCAAAATTTCATTGATACCAAGCTTTTTGAAGTAGAGCGCATCACCCGCACCCGCGTAGCTACTGTTTTCAATATGCCGCCGCATATGCTGGGCGAGGTCGAAGATGTGAACTACGCCAGCATGGAGCAGATGAACCTGGAGTACGTGCAGAATACCCTGGTGCCGATCTGCACGCAATATGAAAAAGAGTTTAACCGTAAACTGCTCCTGCCAGAAGATCGACGGCGGGGACTATACTTCAAATGCAATGTCAACTCGCTTCTCCGCGGCGATATGAAAAACCGCGGAGAATTTTATTTCAAAGGCGTCCGCACAGGGTTCTTTACGCCAAACGAAGTACGGGCCTGGGAGGACCTGCCGCCCGAACCTGGCGGTGACAAGCTTTACATGAGTGGCGACTTGTACACAATCGAAGACATCATGGAGAAAGGGAAAAAGAAATAAGGGGCGTGATAGTTTTGGGCAAGAATATCAAAGACCTGGCGGCCCTGATCGCCCAACAAGGCAACGCAAAAAAATTTTGGGAGATCAAAGCTGCTGCAGGTGCCGACACAGGAGAAGTTTACATTTACGGTTTTATCACTTCCTACAAATGGGACGATACCGACGTTACGGCAGCAGACTTCAATAAAGAGCTAAGAGAGCTTGGCGACATAAAAACGCTAAATATTTACATCAACAGCTACGGTGGCGAATTATTCCAAGGACAGGCCATTTACAGCGTCCTGGAACGCCACAACGCACATAAAAACGTCTATATCGACGGTATTGCCGCCAGCATGGCAAGCCTCATTGCGATGGCTGGCGATACGATATACATGCCGGAAAATGCCATGATGATGGTTCATAATCCCATATCATGGTGCGCTGGCAACGCCAACGACATGCGCAAGGAAGCCGCAGTTTTGGACAAAGTCCGGGAAGCTATGATCCCTGCTTACTTAAATAAGGCTGGGGAGAAGCTGACCGAAGAAAAGCTCATCGAGCTCCTTGATGACGAAACATGGCTTACGGCGCAGGAGTGCTTAGAGTATGGGTTATGCGATGAGGTGCTTGCTGAAAAGCAAATAGCAGCGAGCATAAGCCCTGAGGTGTTGGGAGTTTACAAAAACGTACCCGAAAACGTGAAAAAACTGTTACTGAACCCTGTAGACAGCCAAAAAGAGGCTGAAATGAAGGAAAGAGTAGCGATGCTCAAGGAGTCAAGGTTTAACCTTGAAAGAACAAAAAATATTCTGGAGGCGATTTATTATGAAAACCGATCTGTATGATTTGAAGGTGAAGATGTCGGCTGTAGGGGCTCACCTCAAAAACATTGAAGAAGATTTGGTGGACAAGCTTGCTAACCCCGATGTACCTATCGAAGAGATCCAGAACCTGAAAGCCAAAAAAGCAGACCTTCAGGAGCGTTTCGATACCCTGAAAGACGCGCACGACAAGCTTGAAGCCCAGGAAAAGGCCAAAATTGAGGCATTGCGGCAAAAAAATCCCATCCAGGGCGCAAAAACCAGTGCCGACAAAATTATTGCTGCCAAGGCCGAATTTATCCGGGCGAAAATACTGGGTCGTCCTATGTCTCCCGAGGCGCAGGAAATCCTGGGTGCAGACATCACCGCTCCCCTGATTGCGATCCCTGTAGGCGGGGACAACAAGACCGGCGGTGAGAACCTCCTGCCGACCACCATGTCCAAAGAAGTGATCCATGAGCCTTTCGTCAAGAACCCGCTTCGCGGCAAAATCACTATGACTTCTATTGCCGGCCTGGAGTTGCCGAAGATCGCATTTGAATTGGACGACGATTCCTTTATTACCGACGTAAATGCCGCCAATGAAATCAAAGCGACCGGCGATAAAGTTTCTTTCGGCAAGTTCAAATTTAAAGTTAAAGTGCGCATCAGTGACACCGTGCTGCACGGCTCTGACCTTGACCTGGTGACCTACGTTGAGAATGCCCTGCGCTCCGGTCTTGCAGCGAAGGAGAAGAAAGTTTCGTTTGCACACGGGGCTGCCCCTAACTCTCCGCGGCCTGTTGTTGCTGCTGAAAAGCACATGAGCTTTTATGAGCTCAACGATGACGCCTCTTCCGTCATTACAGAGGTCCAGGGCGAAGATATGTTCGAGGCTATCACAAATGCCATTGCCGATCTGCCTGAAGATTTCCGAGAAAATGCGCAGGTATGCATGCGCTACAGCGACTACGTGACCATGCTGAAAGACCTCAGCAACCAGTCCGTGTCGCTGTACAGCAAGCAGCCGGAAGAGGTTATCGGCAAGCCTGTATTTTTCAGCGACGCTGCAGCCATCTACGACACGGATGGTATTTACGGACGTCCTATTGTCGGCGACTTCAGCTACATGCACCTGAACTACGACCCGTCGGTCGTCTACGACTCTGACAAAGACGTGGACAAAGGCGAATACATCTGGGTGCTGACCGCATGGATTGACCAGCGCAAGAAACTTGCATCGGCCTTCCGCATTGCTAAAGTCGTAGAAGCAGATCTGTAGAAGCAGAAGAATATGCGGCCAGGAGGCATTAAAATGCCCGGAATGACGTTGCTTAACAGCATAAAACGGTATTTAAGGGTTGATGGAAGCGAGGACGATATGCTCCTCGCTTCCCTTATTTCCGCAGCGAAGCAATACCTGTTAAACGCAGGAGTGTCAGAGCCGGAAGCTGGCGAAGTAGGCGATGGCAAACTGTCTTTGTACGAACTCGCCGTCTCTCTTTATGTAA